TGCAATGCTAGGTAAAATAAAATATAAGGAGTAATCATGGGATATATAGGAAAACAGCCGATAGTAGGAAACTTTCAAGTTTGTGATGCTATATCTGTTGTAAACGGACAAGCAGCATACACTATGCAAGTTAGTTCTACAAACGTGGAGCCAGAAACAGCTAATCATATGATAGTTAGTTTAAATGGTGTATTACAAAAACCTGGTAGTTCTTTTACTATCTCTGGTAGTACAATTACTTTTGCTAGTAACTTAGCAACAGGTGATGTTATAGATTTTATAATTTTATTAGGGGATGTATTAAATATAGGTACACCATCAGATGGAACTGTAACTACTGCAAAACTAGCTGATGATGCTGTTACTGCTGCAAAACTAGCAAGTGGTGCTGGTGGTAAAGTTTTACAAGTAGTATCAGGAACACAATCTGCTCAAGATAGTACATCAAGCAGTTCTTTTGTTGCAACTACTTTAAACGCAGCAATAACTCCAAGTGCAACATCAAGTAAAGTTGCTTTTTTTATGCACTCAACATCACAGATAGCTGGTGGGATTACTTGTTACGATTTATATGATGGTTCAAATTATGCATCGGGTGGCGAAGATAGAGGTTTAACTGCTATGGAAGGAAATGCTAATGCTATGCGACCAGTATCTTTTGTAGGTTTATTATCGCCAAATACAACATCTGCAACGACATATACTGTTCATTTTAAAAGCAGTAGTGGAACAAGTTATTTTGGAAGAACAGATACCTTATCAAGTTTAATTTTAATGGAAATAGGAGCGTAATATGATTCTTGAAGCAATTTTAAAAATTAATCCTAGTGCAGAAGCAACAGTTTATGGAGATAATATTGATACTTGTGAAATAATTTGGAACGATAATACAACACCCATTTCAAAAGAAGATATAAAAACTAAAATGGGAGAGATAGAATACATTTCAAAAAGACAAGAAGAATATCCATCTATTGTAGATCAATTAGATGATATATATCATAATGGTATAGATGGTTGGAAAACTACTATTAAAGCAGTAAAAGATAAATATCCAAAGGAGTAATAAATGTCAGTATTGTTCTGTAACAATAACTCCATGTCAGCAATCACAACCTTACCCAGTGGTGTAGGTGGTGGATCAATGTCACTTATCTCTACACAGACTGCTAGTGGTTCATCCACGATAAGTTTTACTTCAGGAATAGACTCTACTTATAAAGAGTACATTTTTAAATTTATAGATATTCATCCATCTACACAATCAAGTTTTACTTTTAATATGAGTGTTGATTCAGGTTCAAATTATAACGTGACTAAAACTACTACTTATTATCATGCTTCAAATAATGAAGCTGGTGGCTCTAATGAAGTTGCTTATCAAAGTGGTAGCGATTTAGCACAGGGAACAGGTTTTCAAAGATTACAAAATTTTGCAGCTAGTAATAATGATGATTCTTGTGTTGGAACTTTACATTTATTTGATCCGTCAAATACAACATTTGTAAAACATTTTATGAGCACATTTAATAGTGTTAGCTATACAAGCACACCTTATTCAATAGAAGCATTTGTTGCTGGTTATGGGAATACAACAAGTGCGGTTGATGCAGTTCAATTTAAATTTGAAAGTGGAACTTTTGATGGAACAATAAAATTATATGGCATTAGTTAAATATAATAATAATAGTTTAAGCAGTGTAACAAGTGCTGCTAGTTTCCCTGCGGGTGCTATGACACACATTAAGACTATAACAGCTAGTGATGATGCAACAATATCTTTTGTTGATGGTAGTTCAAGTGTAGTATTTGATAATACCTATCCTATTTATCAATTTAAGTTTTTTAATATGCATTCTAATGATACTAATAAAGAAGATGATTTTAAATTTCAAGGATCAGTAAATACAGGGAGTAGTTATGGCGTAAGTATAACATCAACTTATTTTTGGTCTTATCATAATGAAGATGATTCAGCCCAAATTCTTGCATATTATACTCCACATGATTTGCAACAAAGCACAAGTTTTCAAATGTTAGCACCACAAGTTGGAACAAATGCAGCTGATAAAAGTGTATCTGGTGAACTTACAATTTTTCAACCTTCATCAACAACTTTTGTAAAACATTTTATTGCACGAACAAGTTCACTTATGTCAGATGATATAGAAATAGCCTCTTACATTTCAGGGTATTTTAATACAACGTCTGCCATAGACGCAATTCAATTTAAATATAATGATGCAAATATGGGAAGTGGAGATATAAAATTATACGGGATAAAAGATAGTTAATGAGCATAGTTAAATTAAATAATAGATCAGTAAAAAATGTAACTAGTTTTGGAAGCCTTACTAGTGGTTCTATGACATTTATTTCAAAGACAACAATCTCATCTCCTACTTCAAGTGTTCAATTTACATCAGGAATAGATAATACATATAAGGAATATATTTTTTATTTTGTTAATCTTCACCCAAATTCTAATTCAGAACCAGATATAAGAATGAATTTTAGTATAGATGGTGGGAGTAATTATAACGTTACAAAAACCACTACAGCTTTTTATGCAAGACATGCAGAAAATGGTGACTTTGCAAGTATGGCCTATGAATCAGATTCAGATTTATCACAATCAACTGCTAATCAAGCAGTAGGGTTAAATATGGAAAGTGATAATGATGGTTCTTTAGCTGGATATTTACATTTATTTAATCCATCATCAACCACATTTGCAAAACATTTTATTATGGAAACAGCTTATATGCATGACTATCCTGCTGCATGGACACAAAAATATGGTGGTTATATAAATACAACTAGTGCAGTAAACGCTGTAAGTTTTATTGGAGAATATGGAGAGGGAACATCAGGAAATATAGATGCGGGAACAATAATTTTGTACGGAATTAATTAAGGAGATTACATGGTAAGATATCATAACATAAATGGAATAAGAGTACAGTTTACAGCAGAAGAAGAAGCTGCTAGAGACGCTGAACAAAAAGCCTATGCTGATGCAGCTCCTGCTAGAGCTTTAGCTAGACTTAGAGAAAAAAGAAATAGACTTCTTACAGAAACAGATTATTTAGCTTTGTCAGATAATACTCTATCTGATGATATGAGAACATATCGTCAAGAACTTAGAGATTTACCTGAAGGTAAAGATACTGTTGAAAAATGTGAGAATGCTACATGGCCAACTAAACCATAATTACAATGGCTCGTGTTAATTTTAAAAATTTTACACCACGACCAAAACCAAAGAAAAGACCTAGACGACACAAAAAAAATTTAAATAAAGACGAAAAAAGAATGACAAAAAAATATAGAAGACAGGGGAGATAATGGCAACGACACTTCAACCAGGTTCATTGACACCAAGTCAAACACAACAAACTGGCAGTAAAAAAGCTGTTAGTCTAATAGATAGTCTATTAACAAAACCTACATTACCTCAAGGCACAGCAATAAGCCCACAGGTTCAAAATGTACAATCAAATGAATTACTAGCAACTCCAGGTGTAACTGGAACTGTTGCTGCACAAACTACAGCTGCACAGGCAGGCACTGCAACTGGGACAACTGGTGCTACTCCTACAGCTGTTGCTCAAGTAACGCCAGCTACAGCAGGTCAAGTAACTCCTGCAACGATTGGTACAGCGGCACAAGCAACTGCAGCACAAGGAACTGTTACTAGTCCTATGCAAGCTGCAACCCAGTCTTTAGCTAACTTAGATAAAAGAGCAACTGTACAAGGTCAATTAGAAGGTATATCTCAAGATATTGAAACGTCATTGCAACAAGGTTCACCTTTACCTGCATTTGCAAGAGGTGCTGCTGAAGCTGCTAAAGCTACTATGCAAGCAAGAGGATTAGGTTCCTCAACGATGTTAGCAGAGGCATTAGCTGAAGGTATATTAAGATCATCAATACCAATAGCACAAGCAGATGCAAATACATATAAACAAGTTATATTTCAAAACTTAGCTAATAACCAGCAAGCTGCTGTTGTTAATGCACAGTCATATCTACAAATGGATATGGCTAATTTATCTAATAACCAACAAACTAATTTACAAAATTTACAGGCAAGACAGCAAGTATTACTAACTGATAATGCTGCTAGAAATGCTGCATTACAATTTAATGCTACTAGTCAAAATCAAGTTAATCAATTTTATAGTAGTTTAAATAATAATATACAACAACAAAATGCAAAAAGATTAGATGCAATGAATCAGTTTAATGCTGCTGAATTAAATAAAGTATCAGCATTAAATGCTAAAAATACTACAGCTATAGCAGATGCTAACGCACAAAGAGAAGCTGCTATATCACAATTTAATGCAACACTTGATGCACAAAGACAAAAATTTAATGTAGAAAATCAAAGAGTTATTGACCAATCAAATGTAACTTGGAGAAGACAAATTAATACTGCAAATACTGCTGCAGTAAATGCTGCTAATCAAACTAATGCAGAGAACTTACTAAATTTAAGTAACTATGCATTATCAGCATTATGGCAACAATGGAGAGATGAAGCATCTTGGGTAAACACTTCTTCTCAAAATGAAGCTAATAGAAATCATAATTTAGCAGTGGCTGCTTTAGAAAGAACAACTAGTTTAGATTTACAAAACAATGCACAAAAGACTGCACTATATGGAATGCTTGGTCAGTTTGGTATGTCTGTATTTTCTAAATATAGTGATATTAGATTAAAAACTGACATCAAATTAATTGGTGTATCAGATATGGGAATTAATATGTATTCATTTAAATACAATGGTAGTGAAGATATCTATCAAGGTGTTATGGCACAAGAAGTTCCTTGGGCAACTACAAAAGATAAAGATGGATTCTACATGGTTGATTATTCTAAAGTAGATGTTGAATTTAAAAAACTTAATTAGGAGATTTAATGAAGAACGATAGAAAAGGTGTATTTAATATATTTCGTAATGCAGCTAAAGCAACAGGTGATTTTTTTGGATCTTTTGGTAAGGGTGATAGAGACTTAGATGCTATGGATCCTAATCCAGGAGGAACTTATGAAGATGGTAAATTTAAGAAATCACCAAGGTATGTTTTAGATAAATTAGGCAAAGCGGTAAAGGGTTCAGTAAAAGATTTATCAGGGTATGGTAATAGAAAAGCAGCTTATGATAATTACATGAATAATTTAAAAATGATGAAAACTGGATATCAAAGATTATCTGGTAGCATAGGCATAAGAACACCAGGACCTAGAGATGCAACTAAGATAGGTCAAGTAGGTAGAACAAGTAATTACGAAGACTATTTAAGAGCATGGAATTCAAGAATGCGTAAGTTTGCAGTTCAAAGATATTACGCATCATTAGGTAAAAAATAATGTCAAAATTAATAAATGATAATATAACAGAAGCAGAATATAATCCATTTGATGCACCTATTGCAGGTCAATCATTAACTGATGAACCAGGTAATTATCCTTGGGAACATCCACCAAAAACAACAGACCCTATTGAAGCAATAGAAAAATTTTGGGATAGATTAACTGATCCTGAAGTTGCACAAGAAATGATTACTATGATGGAAGCTGGTGTTCCCATAGAAGCACTAGCTAGAATATTAACATTTACTGGATTTGCAGAAGGTGAGTTTACTCCTGATGTAGGATTTTTAACAGTAGAACCTTTAATGAAAATGTTAGCTGCTATAGGTATGCGAGCAGGTGTTAAAAGTTTAGTTGTATCACTAGAAGATTTTACTAATAAAAAAACTATCAGAGATATGCTAACATTAAAAGAAGTTAATGAACGTATTGAAGAAGTAGCAGAAGATATAAAACAAGAGCCACCAAAAGGTTTAATGGCTCCAAAAAATAGAGAGGAAGTATAATGGTTAGTCCACTAGTCCCATTTTTATTAGGTGCAGGTAGTCAATATTTAGCTGATGAAGATGCATCAGATAAATTAAAAGGTGATATAATTGATGGTGTATCAAGACAAATATATGAAGTAGAAATACCAGAAGCACAAAAACAAATTAATAATATTAAAAGTATAAAAATTGCAATGAGGGAAAAATATGGTCAAGGTGTTGCAGAAGCATTTGACAATATAGGTTTATATGAATCTGGTGATCAAAGACTGGTTGACGAAGAAATAAGAAAATATTTTGTTAATTTAAAAGATACAAAAAATATATCTCAAGATGCATTTGAAAAATCAATAAATGATTTATTTGAAAAAACTAAACTAGCAGGTAAAGAGGGACAAGAGGCTTCTGCATTATTTAAAGGTAGATTTGGTGGCCAATCAATGCTAGCATTAAAAACACAGAGACTACAAGATAGAAAAGAAAAAGTTAGAGAACTATTTGATGATAGATCTAATATGAGAGATTTATTAGTTGCACCAGATGCACCTAAAGAAGGTGTTAGAGGATTTTTATTTGGTGATAGAGTTACTCCTCAAGATGTCCCTGGTGCTACTGGTAGACTTACAGAAGCTACACAAGTTGATGTACCAGAGCCAGCAGAGGCTGCACCAAGAGTTACTTTTAGTGAATTAGGATTAGGCCAAGAAGGTGCTGATGGTCAAATATATGATTTTGAAAATACAAGACACAGAGAGTTAGCTAATAAGGCTAGTGCAAATTTTGAACGAATGTTTAAAGACCCAAGTCTAGGAACATATAAATTTAATTTTGATAAAGATGATCCAAGATATGATACAGCACAAAGAATTATTAAAGGTTTTAATGAAGCACAAGATGCAGGATATGAGCTAGGTATAATTGATTATGCAAGAGAGCAGTATATTGATATTGTATTAAGATCTCAAGGTGTAGTAGATTATTTATCTAATTATCAAAGTATGAAACCTTCTGATACAGCAACAACATTACAACAAGGTACAACTGAAGGAACACAGACAGGTAAAAAAGTAACAGAAACTCAAACAGTTGCTGGTAGTGAAGAGGTAGGTGCTATTAGTGCAAAAGATCCTAAATTTGGGACAAAAGAGGCAGATGCAAAAGATACTAAAAAAATAATAGAAAAAACAGAAAAAGTAAGTGTACCTAAATCAACTGTAAAAGTTAATATAGGAACTGGTGATGCTGCACCCGATCCATCTGAGTTAAATCAAGATGCACCAGGTATACAACTTGCTAATGATGGTATGTTATACTCAAAAGGTAAAGCAGTAAAAATGTTTGCACCTTTAGAAAGAGAAATAGAAGAAGCATCAGCAGTAGCTTTCCAGCTAAAAGCAAGTGATTTGCCTGATGATGTTAAGGAAGAAAAACTAGCAGAACTTAGACAAGATTTTTTACAAACTATTGCTGGTTTTGGTATAACACAATATACACCACAATTTTAGATAATGGCTTCAAAATATGATAAATATTTAGAGGGTGTAAATCCTCAACCTAATGAATTTAAAGAGGATACTATACCTGATAATAAACAATTTTTATTAGATGTAGAATTACCTGACCAAACACCATCTAAAAATAAATATGAGAAATATTTAAAAGGTGGTGATATAATGGATACTAAAGTATTTCCTAGAGATCGTGATACAGAGTTTGGTATAGGTGAGGCTTTTTTATTAGGACTTGGTGATTCTGTTAGAGGTATATCACAATTTGTTGGAAGAGAAAAAGGTTTTTTTATGGAAGATACTTTAGAAGAACAACAAAGAAGATTAAATAAAGCTATGCAAGCACCAGGTGGTGGATTAGTTGCAGCTGCATATTTTGGTGGTGCAATATTAGATCCTGTAACTTGGTTAATACCAGTATTAAAAGGCAAAAAACTTTGGCAGATGGCTAAGTTTGGTGCAGTAGCTGGAGGTCTTGGTGGTGCTTTAGGTTATGTAGATGAACAAAGTTTATTTGATACTAGAAGTAAACAAGCATTAGGTGGTGCATTAGGTGGTGCAATAATTACACCTGCAATAGGAAAAGGATTACAATTATTAAAAGTTAAAAAACTTAAAAAAAGTTTTGGGCTTAGTGAAGACGAATCACCAGACATATCTAAACTTAACGAAAAAGATTTTATTCAAGTTAAATTACCAGGTAGTGAAGATGTTACAGTTGTTAGAGAAGGACAAAAAAGAGCAGTACAAAAAATAAAAGGTAGAGGTGATTTAATTGTTAATGTTAGAAAAAAAATTAAATTTAAAAACATAGAAACTAAAAATGATATACCTACAAAAGTAAATCCTAATCAACAAAACGATAAATCATTTATATTACGAGGACCAAGAGAATTTTTTAAAACATTATTAGGTCCATATAAAGCAGCACAAAAAATCTATGAAAAAAATCTTGGTAAACCTGCATTTGATTATTTCTCAAAAGGTCCTCTTGGACCAGAGTTAGGTTCAGGATTAGTTGGTGGTGCTTACGGATTTTCTTTACCAGAAGAAGATAGTAATACTATAACAAGATTAAATAGAGCCGTATTAGGTTTTATGGCTGGTGCTGCTGGTATGAGAGGTTTTAAAACTGTAAAAATACCTGGAACAGCTGTGGGCAAACAAGATGATATATCTTTAGCTACATATCTTGGTAGACTTTTTGTTGATGAATTTAAATTACCTAAAGAAATTGCTAAGTTAAAAGCTCTTGATTTAGGTGGACTTCGTGGTAAAATAGAATTAGAGGCAATAAGAATAGCACAAAGAGCACAGCAATTAACACCAGATGAAAAAAAAGTATTATATAATATGCTTGAAGGTGATATTAAATATGATATAGGTGTTAAGGAGTTAGATAATTTATCAAAAAAAGCTAGACAAAATATTAATGATGTAACACAAATGTATGTTGATGCAGGTTTAATTACAGAAGAAACTGCATTAAGAAATATAAAAAGATATTTAAGAAGAACATATTCAGGTGATCCACCTGCAAAACTAGGATCTGATTTAAAAGCTAGGGGTGTAATAGAAGAGATTAGTCCTAAAGAGTGGGTAGAAAAATATAGTAAAACAAAAGCATTTACTATAGATGATGCAGGAAAAACAATTCCTTTAGAGGGTCATAATGGCTGGGAATTATTTGGTAGAGTTAGTGGTAAACTCCCAAAAGATATAGATGACAATAGAGCAACACCTGAGTTAATAGAAAAATTAGCTAAAGATAAAAAATTTGCAGATGAAAAAATTGTAAATGCTAGATGGGAATATAGTAAACAAGAACGTTTAGGCATGGGTGAAATAGAAGATGGTGCTTTTGCTATATTAGAAACTGGTAGACTAATGTCTAAAACTTTACCACAGTATAAATTTTATGCAGATATTGCACAATTACCATTTGTAAAAACAAATCCATCTAATGAAGAAATAGATAGACTAGGATTAGTTCAAATACCTAAAACTACAAGAGAAGGCACATTACAACCTATTTATGGTAAACTTTCTGGTAAATTTGTACCACCTGAAGTAAAACAAAATATAGTTAGTATATATAATGCAAGTAATCCAAAGCAAGGGTTTTTTGAAAATTATAGAAAAATAAATCAAATATGGAAATCTAGTAAAACTGCATGGAATCCAACAGTTCATGTAAATAACATTGTAAGTAATTTTGTATTAACAGATTTAGTAGATGGTAATATATTATTATTACCAAAAGCGGCTACGGCATTTAGTGATGCAGCAAAAGGTAAAAGATCTAAAGTATTAGAATTAGCACAAACACATGGTGTATTTGACGCAGATTATGTTACAAAAGAATTAGATTTTTTAGATCCAAAAAAAATAAGTTCTAAAATATACAAAGTAGATCCAGAAAAAAATGCATTTGAAAATGCAACAGGTATAGCTAAAAATATGTATACCGATCTTATCTTAAAAGAAAAAGTAGGATTACAAAAACTTAGTGATTGGTATAGATCTGAAGATGCAATATTTAGATTAGCTTTATTTATGGATAGATTAAATAAAGGTTATTCACCAGCGGATGCAGCAATAGATGCTAGAAAATCTTTTATTGATTATAATATTAGTGCACCAGGAATAAATGCATTAAGAAATTTACCAACACCTTTCTTGGCATATACTTATAGAGTTATACCCATACTTGCAGAAACTGCAGTAGTAAGACCTTGGAAGTTTGCTAAATATGCAGTTCTTGGTTATATGTTAAATAATTTAGGTGCATTACTTGGTGAGGGTGATGAAGAGGCAGAAAGAGCAGCAGCTTCACAAAATAGACAAGGTAGAGTTTTTGGATTACCCATACTACCACATAGAAGTATAAAATTACCAACACAAGATAAATCTAGATATATTGATATAACAAGATATGTTCCAGGCGGTGATGTATTAGATTTAGGTCAAGGTACTATACCTGGATTACCAGCACCATTGCAGCCTAGTTTTGGTTTAGCTGGAGATTTATTATTTCCATTAATTGGGTATGATATATTTAAAGGTGATAAATTAAGAGGTCAAGGTGTATCAATGTATGATGACATGCTTATAAGGGGTAAGGCAGTTGTTGAAAAAAATATACCTAATTTTCCTTTTGTACCAGGTGCATACTCAACTAGAAAAATAGAAGAAGCTAGAGTTGGTGATTCTCCACTAAAAGCAACTGATAGTGAATTATTAGCATTTGCAAATTCTATTGGTATTAAAATTAGAGAGGTAGATTTAACTAAAGAAAGAAGAATTAAAACATTTGAGTTTTCAAAAAGAGTTAGAGGTATACAACAACAATTAACTACTCAAGCAAATAAATATAAAAATGGCTCTATATCCATAGAAGAATATAGAAAAAAAGAAAAAGAATTAACTGATAAATATAATAAAATACAAGCTAGATATGTTAAAGCACTTAATTTACCAGTTAAAGATAAGGTATTACCTAAAATAGGTATACCATTTACTTCTAGTTTTGCAGAAGGAGAAGCATTAGAGACAATAGGTAGTGCTATAAAAGAACAAACAGAAAGGTTACTACCAACATTTACCCCTAAAAGTAAAAAAAATAAATATGATAAATATTTACAATAATGGCTAAACAACCCAAAACAACTAGCGAACATCTTATATCTATTTATGGATATATTACAGGGCTACGAAGGGAAGTCAGTCAGATAAAAAATAACCACCTTAAACATCTGCATCAAGACGTAGATAAGCTACATAATAAGATAGATAAGTTATTATATGCAATATTAGGTGGTCTGGGAGCAACAATAATAACACTAATAGGACTATTTGGCTAATGGACAAAAGAGAAAAAACGGATATAATAGTAATACATTGCACACAAACTCCACCAAATATGGATGTTGATGTGGAAAAAGTAACACAATGGCATAAAGAAAGAGGATTTGATACGATAGGATATCACTACTTAATTAAACGAGATGGCACATTACAAGTTGGAAGAGATGAAGATGTTGTAGGTGCACATGCAGTAGCAGTAAATGGCACATCAATAGGTGTAGCATTAGCTGGTGGTGGCACTCCTAGTATGGGTTGGGAAAATAATTTTGCACCTGTACAGTTTCAAACTCTTAAAAGTATAATAATAAAATTAAAAGATAAATATAATATAGAAAAAATAGTAGGACACTATCAAGTTGATGATGGTAAAGAATGTCCTTCATTTGATGTACCAGGATGGTTAGAGAAAAATGGCTTGGTTTAGTTTAGCAAAAATAGCATTACAGGCTGGAAGTAAAATTTATTCCAACCGACAGAAGACAAAGATGGCTATGTCAGATGCACAACTTATGCATGCAGAAAAAATGGCCCGTGGTGAGGAGGCTTATCAGGGTAAACTTTTAGAGGCAAGACAATCGGACTGGAAAGACGAATTTGTTTTACTTATTCTTTCGGCTCCTATAGTTGTGCTTGCTTGGGCAGTTATAAGTGATGACCCTGAAGCAATGGATAAAGTAAAATTATTTTTTGAATACTTTTCAACACTTCCAAGTTGGTTTACCAATCTCTGGATTTTAGTTGTTGCTAGTATTTTTGGTATAAAAGGTACACAGATTTTCCGTAACGGAAAAAAATAAATGTCTGAAAACAGTTTTGAACTGATAAACGAATACAAAGAACAGATTCGTATACTTCGACAAGAGGTAGCAGAATTACAAGATGCTGGTAAATCTAAAGATTCAGCTAACAAAAGATGTTTGCAAAAATTAGAACATACTAACGAAGATTTAGAAAAAGCAAATAAAAGAATTAAAGAATTAGAAAATAAACTTAACAAAATAGAGGAAGATCATGATCAAAAAGATAAAAGAGAAAATAAAAAATCTTTGGGATAAATTTGCTGCTTGGCTTTTTAGCTGGCAGAAATGAAGTTATCTCTAATACTTATTTTATGTTCAGCAATACAATCAACTTGCATGCCACCAATGCA